TGTTTAAACTTGATGGGTCAAACAATGTTGTGGAATTGACCTACGGGGGTGGTGGTACTGCACCAACCATTACCGCAAGCAATTGGCAATGTGCCTCTTTAAATCAGATCACTTATTTCTTTCAGTCAGGCTTTAACGCACTGATTTATGACCCTGCTGTATCTACTACAACATACCGTAGGGTGTCTGAAAAGACAGGGTATGTGGCTACAGTGCCTGATGCAGACATTGTGATTTCTGCATTTGGTAGGTTGTGGGCGGCAAACACTAATTCCGACAACTCAACTGTTTTCTTCAGTGACTTGATTGCTGGTCATGTTTGGTCAACAGGAACTGCTGGTTCTTTGGATGTATCAAGGGTGTGGGTAAATGGTTCAGACCAGATCACTGGTTTGGCGGCACACAATGGTTTCTTGTTCATCTTTGGTAAGCGTCAAATCTTGGTGTATGCCAATGCCACTACCCCTGCAACCATGCAGTTGAGCGACACTGTAGAGGGTATTGGTTGCATTGCCAGAGACAGTATTCAAACCACTAGCACTGATGTGCTTTTCTTGTCTAACTCTGGTGTCAGATCGTTGATGAGAACGATTCAAGAGAAGTCTGCGCCTGAGAGAGACTTGTCTAAGAACATTCGCAATGATTTGATGGGTACAGTAGCTGGCGAGACAATGGCAAACATCAAGTCTGTTTACAGTGAAAAACAGGCGTTTTATTTGTTGGTGACTCCAAGTATTGACACTACTTGGGTGTTTGATACCAAGGCTTATTTGCCTGATGGTGCGGCTAGGGTAACGGTTTGGGATTCAATCACGCCTACAGCCTTGTTGTCTAAGCGTGATGGTAGTTTGTTGTTAGGTCAGAATGGTTATGTGGCTTTGTACAACACTTACCAAGACCACACCGATTCCTATCGGATGCTGTACTACACGAATCATGCTGATCTTGGCAATCAGAATGTGACTTCAATCTTGAAGAAGTTGTCTACAGTTGTGATTGGTGGCACAAACCAAACAGTGACATTCAAGTGGGGTTTTGACTTCAAAACTAACTACTTGTCTGACAACGCAACGATTCCAGAGCAAGATGTTTACTACTACGGTATTGCCGAGTATGGGGCAAATGCCACAACGATTGCCTACTACTCTGATGGTGTTGCTATTCAAACATTGACTGTTTCGGCATCTGGTGCTGGAAAGATTGTGCAAACAGGCTATGAGACTGACATCAATGGAACTGCTTTGTCAATTCAAAAGATTGAGATTCTTGCCAAACAAGGCAAACTGAGTTAAAGGAGAAGATTGTGTCAAATTACACCAAGAGTACGAACTTTGCAACCAAGGATGCTTTAGCTTCTGGCAATCCTTTGAAGATTGTCAAAGGTACTGAGATTGATACTGAGTTCAACAACATTGCTACTGCTGTTGCGACTAAGGCAGACTTGGCAAGTCCTACCTTTACTGGTACGCCAACATTGCCTACAGGTACGGTTGCTGTTACTCAGGCTAATGGCAGTAATACAACCACTATAGCAACCACTGCTTTTGTTCAAGCGGCAATTGCTTTGTTGTATCCAGTTGGTTCAATCTACACAAATGCTTCTGTCAGCACTAACCCTGCAACATTGCTTGGCTTTGGTACATGGACTGCATTTGGTGCTGGTCGTGTCATGGTTGGTTTTGACTCAAGCAATGCACTGTTTGACACTGCTGAAGAAACTGGTGGTAGTGCAGATGCAATTGTTGTTAGCCACACGCACACCGCAACAACAACATCAACAGACTCTGGACACTCTCATACAGATAATGGAGCTGCTGGCGTGTTTGGCACAACATCAGGGCCTGATAGTGTTCAAAACTTTACTGGTAGTCATACTACAAGTTCTGCTACTGCAAATATTACATCTACAACAACAGTTGCATCTACTGGTTCAAGTGCAACAAATGCTAACTATCAGCCATATATCACTGTGTATATATGGAAAAGGACTGCTTAACAATGCACGACATAAAACATCATTTTTCTGATGGTTTATATGCAAAGGAAGCATTCTTTCCTGCTGGGATGAGTATTCTGAAACATACACATGACTTTAGCCATTTGTCTATATTGGCTCAAGGAAAAGTTGTGGTGTTGAAGGGTGAGGAATTGTTGATTTTTGAAGCTCCTGTTTGCTTAGAGATTCAGGCAGGTGTTGTTCATGGCGTAAAAGCCATTACAGATTGTGTTTGGTTTTGTATTCATGCCACTGACGAGAAAGACCCGTCTAAAGTGGATGAGATTTTGATTAAAGGAGATTGATATGCCTATAGCCGCCGCCGCAATAATGGGAGGTGCATCACTGCTTGGTGGTTCGATGCAAAGTAGAGCCGCTAAAGGTGCGGCTCAAGAGTCAGCAAAAGCACAATTAGAGGCGGCAAGAATTGCGGCTGAAGCGGCTAAGTTTCGCCCTGTAGGTGTAACTACTCGCTTTGGTAGCTCTAACTTCCAGTTTGACCCTAGTGGTTACTTGACAGGTGCTGGTTACACAGTCAGTCCTGAACTGAGAGCCTATCAAGACCGATTACAAGCTCTTACAGGTGGTGCTTTAACTCAGGCTGAGTTGGCACAGCAACAGTATGCACCACTACAACAAGGTGCTACAGGACTATTTGGTTTAGGTCAGCAGTACCTACAACAGTCTCCTGAACAGGTTGCGGCTCAATATATGCGTCAACAGCAAGACTTGCTTGCTCCTAGCCGTGAAAGACAAATGGCTCAGTTGCAAAACCAGTTATATCAAACAGGTCGTGGTGGATTATCTGTAGGTGCTACAGGTGCTAGACCTAGTGGTGCGGCTGGTTTGGGGGCAACTACTCCTGAGATGGAAGCCTATTACAACGCATTGGCGCAACAAGACTTGCAATTGGCGGCTCAAGCTCAACAGGCTGGTCAACAGAATGTAGCCTTTGGCGCAGGATTGTTAGGCACTGGTGCTGGTTTGATGGGTCAGTATCAAGCTGGTCAAGTCGGTGCTTTGAGTCCATTTACAAGCTATTTGGGTGCTGGTTCAACCATTGAATCTCTTGGTCAACAGCCTTTGGAGTTAGGTTCAGCCCTTGGTGGTCGTGCGGCTACTGCTGGTGGGAATATCGGAAAATCGTTGCTTGAGGGAGGATTAGGCGCGGCAAGGACTATTCAAGGTGCGGCTGGAAGTGGATTTGGACTTGGGTTGATGAACTTGGGCAGAAGTCCTGAATTTGCTAGTGGTGTTACAGATTATTTCAATCAGCGAGCCTTAAGACAACAAGAACAAGCGGCTATGGAAAATCCTTTCGGTTCTGTTGGGTTTTAAGCAATCAAAAATTAGTCATAGGATTAAATCATGGCAACATCAGAAATCTTAGGTTTATTTGCAAGCCCACAGCAGTATGAGCAACAGCGTCAAGCCGCAATGGAGGCTCAAGCCTTGCAAATGGCAAAACTTAGCCCTATGGAGCAAGGGCAGTATGGTATTGCCCTTGGCGCACAGCAATTAGGTCGTGCCATTGGTGGTGCTTTGGGTGGTGAAGACCCACAATTGCAGAAGATCACTCAGCGTCAGCAGTTGCTTGGCATGATTGACCCAAGCAACCCAAGCTCATACGCACAAGCCATTCAAACAGCATTGCAAGGTGGCGATCAAGAAGCAGCATTCCTGTTGCGTAATGAAATGATGAAGGCGCAAGAACAGGCAGCAGTTGCCGAGGCTCGTAGGTTTGAGCAACAGAACAAAGCACTTGAGTTTGGCATTAAAACAAGAAACCTAGTGGCAGAAACTCAGGCGCAAGAAAAATCCAAGTTGCTGTTTAAAGAAGATGGCACTATTGACCAAAATGTTTATGCTGACTTGCTAACCCTTGGGCAAGCTGGGCAAACTGCTATTGATAGAGTGTTGAAGGGCAGAGAGGGCATTAAATCAATGCAAGCGGAGCAATTGGCTCAAGGGTTGTTTAATGCGGATGGGACTCGTAATATAACAATTCAAAATGAGTTAGCAAGGACTCCAGAAGGTCGCAATATTCTAAAGACACTTGCACCAGAGACTAAAGTCTTTAAGCGTGGTGACATCATTACTGAGGTAAGTCCTATTACTGGAAAATATGAAATAGTGACACCTACAGGATTGAAGCAAGTCCCTGTTGGCGAAAATCCAATCAAAGCCATGATTGATAGTAAGGCAATTGACAAAACGGTTGAGCCTTTTGCTAAAGAAATTGCGGCTCAGTGGGACAACCTTGATGACAAAGGCAGGGCAGATTCTCTTGAAAGCCTTACTAAAGTAAATAATACGGCTTTAGATAGAAACCAAAGAAAAGCTGAAACTAGTGCTGGTGGCTCAGACAAGGTTCAATCTAGCAAAACAACACCTGATGGAACAACTATTTTGGTTATGAAAGATGGAACAACCAAGGTTATCAGTGCTCAAGGTGTTGAACTTAAAGGTCAAGCTAGAGCAGATGCAATTAGGGCATCAGAATTGTTTGGCGCAGAAACTCAGAGGACTAGAGCGCAAGAGAGAGGTCTTGGTGACTTTACTGCAAAACAAGTTGGTCAAGCATTTGCACAGATTGGCAAAATCAAGACAAATATTGGCAACATTGACCAAGCTATTGACGCAATTGATAAGGGTGCAAATACAGGTGTGATTGCAAGTCGTTTCCCTAATTTAACTGCGGCATCAATACAGCTTGCAAATGTAAGAAATACATTGGGTCTTGATGTGATTGGCTCTGTAACCTTTGGCGCATTGTCAGAAGGTGAGTTGAACCTTGCCTTAGAAACAGCATTGCCAACTACTTTATCTCCCAAAGATTTAAAAGTTTATTTGGTAAACAAGAAGACTGCTCAAACAAAACTTGCTGACTATCTGTCTAAACAAGCAACTTACTTGTCAAAGCCCGGCAATACATTGGCTGGATGGTTAGAAATGGTTGAAAACCAAGGTGGTTCAGCACCATCAGTACCTGCTGTTGATCAAATTCCAAGTGGTAAACAGACACCACCTGCTGCAAAAGGCAAAGTTGTGAAAAAGTGGTCTGATCTTAAATAAAGGTTAATCATGGATATTGAACTGCCAAATGGGGTAATCATTGAAGACATTCCAGAAGGAACAACTTCAGATGAAGTGATGGCTAAAGCTATTAAAGCTGGTCTTGCTACGCCAGAAGACTTTAAGCGTGTTTTGGGTATGTCTGAACAAGTAACCCAACAAACGCCACCACCGCCATTAAGCTCAAATAGAGAACCTACTTCTAGTAAAAAAAATATTAGAACTGGTATTCCATCACTGGATTTGCTTCTAGCAAACAGACGCTCTCTTATTGGTGCTGGTGAGACAGGGTTAACGCTCTTAACTGGTAGCACTACAGGTCTTGCTGGTACTGTTGGCGGTGCTTTATCTGGTGGCTATGAAGAGTTGAAATCTGGTCAATTTGGTACTCCAGAAGCGGCTAGAAGGATTGAGCAAAGAGCAGCATTGGCTGGTCAGCAATATACCTATATGCCAAGGACTCAAGCTGGGCAAGAACAGGTTCAATTTCTTGGGAAAGTTGGGGCAGAACTTTTGCCACTTCAACCAGTAGTACCACTAGGTTTATTTACCCAAGGTACGGGACAAGCCATCGTGCCATCTATTCGTGAAGGAGTTTCTACTGTTCGTGGTGCTTTTAGCGAAAAGCCAGTAATGCCAAGAATCGAGCCTACATTTGGTCAAAGTGCTGGTGCGGCATCTACACCAATGGCTACAGTTCGTGAGGCAACAGCGACTAATTTGCCTGTTCCTGTGACCTTAACAAAGGGCGCAAAAACCCGTGAGGCTGAACAACTTGCATTTGAAAAAGAGCAAATGAAGGGTCAGTTTGGTGAACCTTTGCGTAAAAGAATTGAGCAAAACAATCTTGAGGTTCTTCAAAATTTTGATGCCTTAATGGAAATGACAGGTGCTGAAGCGGCACAATCTGGATTTGCGGCTACAGGTAACAAAGTAATTGATGCTTTGTCTCAAGGTTGGCAAGGTGCTAAAGCCAAAACCAGTGCGGCATATACGAAAGCTGAAAAGGCTGGTGAACTTCAAGCACCAGTAAGTCTTGATTCATTGGCTGAATATATAAATCAAAATATGCCAGAGTCAACAGTTGCACCTGTTCTTAATGTTGCAAAAAATAAAGGCATTCAACTTGGCATCTTTGAGCAACTTGAAGATGGAACAGTCAGAGCCTTGCCAGCAGACTTAAAGAATACTGAGTTGTTGCGTAGAAGCATTGGAAACACCATTGGCATAGACCCAACAAACAAGAAGTTTGGTGGTGAACTCAAGCAAGTCATTGACGCATCTACCGAGGGTATTGGCGGTGATTTATACAAGCAAGCTAGGGCATTGCGTGAGCAACAGGCTCGTAAGTTTGAAGGTCGTGCGATTGTTGCCAACTTACTCACAAAGGTAAAAGGCAAAGATGACCCTAAGATTGAGGCTAGTGAAGTATTCCAAAAATCAATTTTGAATGGTAGTCCAGAAGAAATTACTTTCTTAAAGCGTGTCTTATACACCAGTGGAAAAGATGGTCAAACTGCATGGAAAGAGGTTCAAGGTTCAACCATCAATCACATTCAAGAAATTGCAACAGGTGGCGTTGGAACTGATTCAATGGGAAGAAAAATTGTTTCTCCTGCAAAACTTAATGATGCAATCAAAGGTCTTGATAAAAATGGTCGTTTAGATATTGTGCTTGGCAAGGAAAAAGCGCAAACCATTCGTGATTTAAATGAAGTTTTGCAGTATGTTCAAACAGTACCGCCCGGAACTTTGGTAAATACATCTGGTACTGCTGGAGTAATTTTGGCGGCAATAACTGAAGCTGGAACTACTGGATTTTTAACTGGTCTTTCTGTTCCTGTACTTACAGGAGTTCGTGTCGCAACTCAGTATGTAAAAGACCGCAAACTGAAAGCACGAATTGAAGATGCTTTGAAACAAGGAGACTGAAATTGATCCAATCAGCATTTGCCTCCTTGCGGCAGGGCTTGTCAAGCAGATTCAAGCTGGCTGTGAACTTTACAAGCAAGCTAAAGAATCTTTTGTTGAGATTAAAGCCACTGCTGATGAGGTTGTGGCTATCGGCAAGGAACTTGGTGGCTTCTGGAGTCAGCTACGCAAGTTCTTTGGTGCTAAACCTAAGCCTCAAGTTGCAAGACCTGTGGCTAAGTCTAAGAAGTCGAATTATGTCTCTGTTGACGAAACCCAAGTAAAAGTTGATATTGTCAAGAATCTGACTGAGTTTTTCAGACTTCAAGAACAGTTAGCGGCACACATCAGAGAAGAAGAAGAAAAGAGTCTGACAGTCTACGACCCTGAACAAAACCACATGGAAGCGGCTTTAAAGAGGGTCATGGCACAGCAAGAGATGGATGCGTTGGTAGTGCAGATTCGTGAGTGCATGGTGTATCAAAGCCCTCCTGAGATGGGCGCACTGTACTCAGAAGTCTTCAGCATGAAGGACAAGATTGATGAGGAGCAGACTCAGGCGAGGTTGAAGCAAGAGGCAATTAAGAGGCAAGAGGCATGGCTACGCAAAGAGGAGGAAAGAAACCTACAAGCAAAGCTGGCGGCAGTGGTGGCGACTTTTATATTCCTCCTCTACCTTTGGATGTGGTTCGTGTTCGTAAGCCATTGGGGGAAGAAGTGATGGGTTGGATTGCGGCTTGCGTACTGATTGCCCTGCTATTGCCCTTAATGGCATTTCTTTATCTTGACATCTTGGAGACTAAAAATGAGGCTAAGGCTCAGGTTGAAAAGGTTGAGAAGTTGAGAAGACAAGTTGAACAAAAAGATAGGGAGAAAGAGAAATGAGAATAGTTTGCTTGATGATGTTAGTCATGTTGTCTGCCTGTGAAGACAGATTTCGTTACCCTTGCCAAAACCCTGAAAATTGGGAACTTGATGAATGCAAACCACCCATTTGCACTGCTTCAGGTACTTGCCCAGATCAACTCGTCACCATTGAAAAGGAGAAAAAGTGATGCCAACAGTCGGATACAAACCAAATAATCGCCTTACCGCTGATGAAATCGAAGTCAGGGTATGGGCGTTCGTTATCGTGGTCTTGGTGACCATCCTGTTGACCTCTATGGGGATGTTCCTCTATTCGGTTTCATTTGTCACCCAACCCATGAATGGGATGGCAGCGATTGATAAGGTCTACACGCAACAGATTTCAACCATCATGGTTTTCATCACTGGTGTACTTGGTGGTGTAGCTGGTCGTTCAGGAGTCAAGGCGATAGCTTCTGCTACTGCCAAGGCTGAATCAATCGACAACGATGAGCCACCTAAGCCATGAGTATCTTCAACCCTTATGTGCTTCTTGGCATCGTCTTAGCGGTGCTGAGTGCCTTTGGCGGTGGGTATTGGAAAGGCTCAGAGGATGAGGTTACTCGTCAGCAACTAGAGATTGCCAAACTCAATGCAGAGGCTAGGCAAAAGGAACAGGCACTGACAATGGCAGTCACACAAACCGCAACAGCTTTAAGGACATCAAATGAGAAGGCAAGACAGATTTCAAAAGAGCGTGATTTGGCTATTTCCTCTGGTGCTTTACGGTTGCGGCTTCCTGTCAAAGCAGCCAACTGCCCCGTACAAGCCCCCACAGATAACACCACTCCCCCCCGAGATAGCGGTGAAGAGAGAGCCGAACTTGACGCAGAGACTGCTCGATCTCTTGTCGCCATCACCGACTCAGGAGATGAAGCAATCAGACAACTCACCGCCTGTCAACAAGCCTATCAATCCGTCTACGAAACCTTAAAGGAGAAACCATGAACCTGTCAGCCAACTTTACGCTCAAAGAACTTACAAGATCAGACACTGCCACTCGTTTGGGTCTGGACAATACGCCTGATGATGAGGCATTGGAGAACCTGAAAACCTTGTGCGAGAAGGTTCTGCAACCTGTGCGTGAGCACTTTGGTAAGTCTGTCACCGTGAACTCAGGTTATCGCAGTCCTGAGTCCAATGCCGCTGTAGGAGGTTCTAAGACCTCTGACCATTGCAAGGGTCAAGCTGCTGATATTGAGATAGTTGGTGTTGCCAATGCTGATCTGGCTCAGTGGATTATGGACAACTTAGAGTACACGCAATTGATCTTAGAGTTTTACACCCAAGGAGTCCCTGATTCTGGTTGGGTTCATGTCAGCTATGACCCGAACAACCTGAAGAAACAGGAACTGACCGCCACCAAGGTTGCGGGTAAAACTACTTATCTGAATGGACTTGTAGCTTAATCTGAGTCTTGCAGAAGTGCTTGGAGACAAGGTGCTCAAACAAGATCACCTCTCCACACTTCTGGCATAGCCAAGCTACGCCTTGGTCTACCTTAGTCTCCCTCTCACCTCGTAGACCTCTGCTTCTGCCATAAAAAGTGCGTATCTTGACGATCAAGTGTTGCGTTCCTTGAGTTTGGATTCAATGGCTCTAACAAAACTTCCTGTGTTATGTGTACCCCTAACAATTTCTGAAATATCCTCATCCGTCAGCCCCTGCCATGTGCGCTGTGGTGCGATAACACCATGCTCTGATTCAAACTTCATTGTCCTGCCGCAAAGGCAGTTGTAAGCAACCATCTTTACGGGCGCAAACTCTATCTGTGATTTAACATTTGCCATAGCCCAATCAAGCCACTCACTTGCGTCCATTTCATAGTAGCCAACAGGCCCAACAGATGACAACTCTTCTCCAAGTCTGATTGCGGCTTTATGCCACTGCTCATTTTGATATTTGTCAGCCCATGCATTCAGTTCATCAATGGTGTACCAAGGGCGTGTGTTTTCATCCATTGTTCTTCTCCTTCAGCTTGGCTTCTGTTAGCTGACCAATCCGTTCTGCATACTCGCCAGCAGTCATTTCCCAGTGGTAATTTGCTTCTTTAGCCATCTGTTTTTTATCTTCTTCTGTCAGCCCTACCCATGTGCGCTGTGGTGGGGTGGTGCGAGTTAGATGCTTCAGCCAATCAGCCTGATGCCACTCATCTTGACCGTTGATACGCAACTTGATGTCAGTCATGTGTGCGTGTCTTGCTCGGTCAACCAAGCGTTGAATTGAATCCACTTGAAGGCTGTTGATTTTTTCATCTGTAATAAGCCACGCCACAGGCTCCTGCTCTTGTGCCAAGGCTTCTTTGATGGCGGTGATGGCTTTGTCTCGGTAGTGAATCTGTTGTGGGTGTTTAATGGCAGTGTGGTTTTCCAACGCATCAAGCGCCAGCTTCAATGCTTCTTGTGTCATTTCTTCATCCCCCGAATAAAAATCCCAAACGAATCAAGAGTATCCTTGCCGAACCCTTGCATCTTCTCAATCTCGACTGCTACTTCCTCAAGAATGTCATTCCTCAATTCGTCATAGACCTCTTGTTGTGTCTTGTACTCCTCAATTTGTCTCTTACGGTTCAGCGATTCATTCATTTGTTGACTCCTGAAGTTCTGTGATGCGTTTGTAAAGCCTAAAGATTCTTTGCTCGTTGTAGCTGACAATCGACTGCGAGTATTCGACTGAGGTTTCTGCTTGCAGCTTGGCAAGCTGTGCTTCAGTCAATTCCTTTAGCACCATTTCAAGAGGTGTCTTTGCTCTAAGCAAATCCTTGACATATTTAATTGTTAAGTCTCGCCAGTTCATGGTTTCCTTTTCTTTGATGGTTTGAACTTGCCAGCCTTGCGAAAGATGGTACGCAAGCTGTTGTAATTCACACCAAATCTGTTTGCAATCTCCAGCTTGCTAAAGCCTTGCTCGTACAGACTGAATGCCCTACGCTCGTCAATTTGAATGGGTTTACGCCCTGACCCTTGCCTTGCGCCACCTTTCATGCTCTCCCCCTGTGGGTGAAAACAAATCCTCTTTTAATCTTTGAGTCTTTGCAACTGTAGGTTTTTGCCCCAACATCCCTGACCCACTTCTGGCAGTCTGGACACATCACTCTTTTTCGCTTTCCTTTAGCAGCCACAAAACAAATGCTACGCAAACTGCCATTCCCAATGCGAACCCTAATGTCGCTATCAGAAGAAAATTTACTATTGTTTCTAGCATTGGTCACCCCCTTATCTTTGCTGTCGAAGTAAAGCAGTGCGCCAGCACAAAGCAATGCCACCAAAACTTTGCGCCAGTGGCTCATTTGGTTGTCGCAATCAATTCGATCTCAGCATCCTTGAGTTGCTCTTTGATGATTATCAACTCTTGCTCAATGACCGTGAGTTTCTTGTCCATGCGTTCTCTGGTCAATCTTTCAGCGTGGCAGTACCCGATCAGGGATGCGTCTGTTGCCACCTTGCGGATGAGTTGGATAATCTGGTCACGACTCATAAAGCCACCAGCGATGTCTTTGGATGGCGCAATCTTAGCAATTAGGTCTTCCAATTCTTTTTCGATGCTCATGCTGTCTCTCCTTGTGGTTGTGATGAATTCCATGCGTGTTGCAAGGCGGTAAAGTTCATGGGGGCAATGGTGACTGTGGACAGGAACAAGCCCTTACCATGCGTTCTGCGCCCCCAATCATCAGTTGCTTTGGTGTTTGTGAGTTCACCCTTTTTGACTGCGCTATAGACGCTATTAGGCTTGAATCCACCCTCTACCAACTCTTCCATAGTGCGAGGCTCTTGGCAGAAGTCTTGGAGTGGTGTCATTTCACTAACTCCTTTGCAATCTCAATCAGGAAAGGCACAGACAGAATCAAGCCCACTAGGGTGGCTTGCAGGGTTTGCTTAATTGTCATCATCATTCTCCTCGTTACAGAGTTCACAGGTTGGGTGGTCAGGGTCACGACAGTCGGGGTGGTTCAGCAGTTGGAAGCGGTAGCGTCTGAGGTGACGAGCCTCAGACTTGATCTCCTCTGCTTCTGAATCGTCAATGGGGTACATGGTTGTCCTTGATAATTAAAACTGGAACTGCTGAAGATGTTTGAAGTCATACTTCATTGTGTCCTTGCCACGAATAACATATTGAACACAAGCATCGCCATGCTCCTTAAAAAAAGGAAGATGGTGTTTTGCATCAGGGAAGTGTTGTTGTATTTGTTCAAGGCTCATGTAAGCCCCATCAACCAAACGCAACAGAAATGCGTTGTTGGCAATGATTGCGGTGATGGTGGTGGTTTGTTTCATCTTCAATTCTCCTTTTAGGTTGAAAGATGGGGCTTGCGCCCCCTTGGGTTAAGCGGCTTTACGAGTATCCATTTTTGTGTTGACTTCAAACTGCTTGCTTGAAGTGCATTTGATACAGCGATATTCTGTTGGCTCTTGTTTGAAACCTACCCAATCAGTTGCAAAGGGTGTTCGTAATATATTGCGACCGCAAGCTGTTTTACTTGCCATTCCTGAGCCGCTTTTGTGTAGGTGGGTTACTCTCATTTTAAATCTCCTGTTGCGTTGTTGATGTTGCCAATCATATAGAAGTTAATCACCTAGTTGTTTATCCTGTAATTAATCCCCTACGATTCAATCAACTATTGCTCAACTATTAAATCACAAAGGGCTTGACCAATGGATTAAAAGTCTCTAGACTCCTCCCCACTATGAACACACAAACTATGCAAACCATTGAAAACATTAAGGAAAAGGCTGAAGTAGCTGGCTACACCATCACTGATGTTGCTCGTCATGCTGGCTTTCACCCTGCCCAAGTCTCCAGATATGCCACAGGTAAAACCATACCACTTGTCACCACCATCAGGCGGCTAGATGAATCAGTAGATTCCCTGATTCAGAGCCGTTTTAAGGCTATCAGGGGGCTTCTCAATGACTAGGCGCACCATTGGTATTGATTGCGGTCTGAATGGTGCTCTAGCCCTCATAGTCGATGGGGAACTGGTGAGGGTTGAGGATATGCCCACAGTCACCCTTGAGCGTAATGGCAAGAACAAGCGTCAGGTGTCAGTGCCTGAGTTGGTGGACATCATCCAAGAGTTTGACCCTACAGAGGCATATGTAGAAAAGGTCTTTGCTATGAGTGGGCAAGGCGTGACCAGCGTCTTTAGCCTAGCTAGAAGCCTTGGTGTCGTTGAGGGAGCACTGACCGCCTTACGCATCAAGACAACCTTGATGACTCCACAGACATGGATTAAAGCTATGGGCGTGGTTGGGGGAAAGGATGGGTCAAGAGCAAGGGCTATGGAGTTGTTCCCTCGTGATCTAGTTCTGTTCAAGAGGGTTAAGGATGATGGGCGTAGTGATGCCAGTTTGATTGCACTTTGGGGGTATCGCAATGGATAACAAAGAACGAGAAACCTTGCGTGAGCACATTGTCTGGCTAGGCTCACAACTTGAACAAGAGAGAAAGCAGAACCAAGCAACTGTTGTGTTCTTAAAGCGTGTCCTAGACCCTGAAGACTTGGGTCATGCTGTCAGTCACGAGGTGAGGCAACTCGCCTACCAATTACTCATTGAAAGCCACCACATTGAAAGAAACTCATGGAAACAAAACAACTGAACCTCAGAGCATCAGGAGCATCTCGCTGGATTGCCTGTCCCGCCTCTGCGAGACTATCAGCACAAATGCCCTATCAGGAGGGTGGCGATGCGGCAAAGATTGGAACTGCAATTCACGCATTGGCAGAGCATTGCTTTAAGGAACAATCAGACCCTATGACATTTGTCGGCAAAGAGTTTGAGGGCATCACAATGACTGAGGAGAACTGTGATTTTGCCAAACAATATCTTGACGCTATTTTTAAGATATACAACGAGCATGAATGGCATTGTGAAGGTGTTGTAGAAGAATTCCTACCTTACCAAGACACTCCCAAGGTCAAGGTTGGTGGTACTGCTGATTTCATTGCCATTAGCACTTCATGGCGCAAACTCATCATTGCTGACTTGAAAACTGGTAGAGGCTATGTCGATGCTGA